GTGATTGGTGTAGATGTTAATTTCCATGCGTTACCAGCTGATCTTTCAGCCTCAGCAGCTAGCTCAAGTGCGAACGAAATAACAATTACCTATACATCATAACAATAACTTACGGTGGGCAGGCTAATCTTGCCCACCTTTTTTAGGAAAAAAAATAAATGAACGATACAGTAAAAAAAGATACAGTCAAAGCAGTTTCACTTAAAAGTTTAATGACTCCAAGTAAAACTGTAAGTTTTGACTATCCAGGTACAGAATCTATGTCAGTAGACCTCTGTTTCTTGGCAAGAGAAGAACTTGTAAAACTAAGAAACCGTTGTGTTACTCAAACTTTTAATAGAAAAACTAGAAGTTACGAAGAAACAATGGACGACGATAAATTTGTTACTGAGTACACAAAAGCAGTAATTAAAGGGTGGAAAGGTTTTAAGCTTGAATATGCTAAAAACATGCTACTTTTAGGAGATATGACTCCTGAAGAAGAAGCAAAAGAACTTGAATTTACACAAGATAACGTTGAAGTTCTTATGAAAAATTCACAAGACTTTGATACTTGGGTTACTGAAATGGTAGGTGACTTAGAAAATTTTACGGAGAGCAAGTAGCTTGGGCCCTTGCTTTAATTGAGCGGTACTTTAATAATACTATAAGCTTAGACGCATATCTTAATATGTGCGAGCAGTTAGGTACAGACCCTGATTTGGACGAAATGCCTCCAGTATTGGAGGATTTTCCTCAGGAGATACAAGAAGCTTTTATAGTACACGCTATGCTTCCAGATAAATGGGACGGCTCAAGTGGATCTTATATGGGTAAAGATTGGTCTGCCCTACGAGATTTATTAGAGATAAATAAGATCGAAGACCAAAAAACAGTTTGCTATTTCTTGAAAAACATAGAAGGCTATTCGACGATGAGTATCAACGCAGAGCTTAAACGTAAGCAAGACGCCATGAAAAGGCGAAAATAGGCAAAATAGATAAATGGCAAATAAAAAAGTACATGCTGCTACTATAACGGTAACTACCACTGATGGTGGTACAATGAAAATTACCGGAAAGCAAGCAGAAAAGCTAAGTAAGCAGCTACAGGAGACTGGGCGCTCTGCCCAAAAGTCAGACCGTAATATGAAGGCTCTGTCCCAACAGTCTTCTAACACTACTAAAGAATTTGCAAAAATGGCAACCATGCAAGGTGGTCTTGTCCAATCTTATGCTATCATAGCTGCACAAGTATTCGCACTTAGTGCCGCATTCCAATTCCTTAAATCTTCAATGGATACCCGAAACCTTATCGAAGGCCAGAAAGCCTTTGGAGCGGTAACGGGCGTCGCGTATAAGAGTATGACAAAAAATATTCAAGACGCAACACAAGGAATGTTAGGGTATAGAGAAGCTGCTAGTGCTGGAGCTATTGGTATGGCTGCGGGCTTAAATGCCTCCCAACTTAATAAATTAGCAGAAGTTGCAAAGAACGCTTCACTTGCTCTTGGTAGAGATTTAACAGATTCTTTTAACAGACTTATTCGAGGTGTTACAAAAGCAGAACCAGAACTATTAGACGAACTTGGTATTATTCTAAGATTGGAAAACGCAACTACAAAGTATGCTGTTTCTATCGGAAAAACCCGAGAACAACTTAATGCGTATGAGAGAACCCAAGCCGTATTTAATGATGTAATCCAGCAAGGTACAGTTAAATTTGCAGCTATTCAAAAGTTAATGGATCCTGATGCTTTTGCATTAGGGCAGTTGATGAAAGAACTCGATGACCTACTATTAGGTTTTCAGCAATTTATGGTTAATGGACTACTACCTGTAATTGGCTTTTTTAAAGAAAATTCAACCGCACTTGTATCTGCTATGGGATTATTTGTTATTCCAATTATAAAGAATATGCTACCAGATCTTAATGCCGCATTTGATAATTCTATGTTTAAAATGAACGCTAGCGCTCGTTTAGCGAGAATGAAGTGGAAGCAAGCAGGAGAAGCCTTTCGTGATGTAGGAGAAAACTTTATAAATAAACCGTTAACTACAGAACAAGGTAAAGAATTCTTTGACGAGCAAGGAGCCGCACAAAAGACAGGAATGCCTAATGAAGCTAGGTTAAACAAACGACAAATTGCTGCGTATAGACGACACATGAAAGAAAGGAATGGTATCTTCAAAACTATGACAAATAAGAATTTGAGGATATGGAGAATGCATCTTTCAGCACAAGAAGCGCATTTAAAAGGATACCATGCAAGAGCCTTAACACTTGAAAAGGCAGCTCACAGAGCTTGGCAAGGAATCGTTGCAAGTAAGACAGCAATATTAGCTGTTGCTACTTCCGCCTGGAAAGGCATGCTGGCAGGTGTTGCTAATTTTGCTAATAAAGCAATGGCAGCTGCGGCAGCTATTGGTATGATGGTAATGGCCGTTCAGTTAATTAGATCTTTAATTGAAAAAAGCAGAATGCAAAGTGATGCGTACCGAAGACAAAAAGAAGAAACAGAAAAACTGACAACAGCTACTAGGGAATTAAATGATGAACTACATAGAATGACTCAGGTTAGAAATGATGTTACTTTATTAGGGATCTTTGGGGGAGTGCAATCAACAGGTCAAGCTATGCAGAGTGCAGACATACCTAAACTTATACAGAATTACAATAAACAAATAAAACAAGGTAAAGGTAAAGACGATGCTGTAGTAATAGGATTACAAAAACAAGCTAAGGCTGCCGGAGTATTTGCTCCCGAATTACAAAAGCTTATAGAAAGAATGGATACGGGAAGAGTTGTAGGTGATGATATGGCTAAATCAGCTGAACGAATATCAAATGGGTATATAAATGCAGGTCAAGCTGCAAAATCTTTAACTCAAAACCAAGAAGCTCTAAATAAAAGTTTAGATAAACAAATTAGAAAATTTACTAAAATTCCTTATGGAGATTTATTACAACAATATAATACTGCAATAGAAGGACAACTAGCTGCTTTAGGAATGGAAATTCCTGCAGAGGGATATAAAGGAACGACTATACCAGGATCTGGTGGCTTAATATACTCGACGAATGACTCAGGTAAGTATGTAGGAGGTAAACAAGAATACGATCGTAACAAAAAACAAGCAAGAACACAGATTGCAGAGTTAATGTATGGGACCTCCGGACGTCAACGAAATATAGATTACGATAAAGGAAACTATTCGAAAGGTAGTGCAATGTCTCACTTCAAAAGAGATAGTGTATATGATATTTTATATAATACAGGTAAGTTTGGTGACTTTGCTCCTCGTGATTATAATATGAGAGACGACCGAGCACTAGACAAAATCGATCTCTATTCTAAACGAACAAAGTCTGGTTTTGGGGCGGAAATGAAATCAGTAGCGGACATTAAGAAAGAAATGGCAGCTGGTGGCATAAAAGAAGGTAGTTCCATGTACGAATACACTATGGAAGCCTATGCTATAGCAGAAGATTCTCTTAAACAACAAAAAGACGTACGAAAGGCTCTAGCAGAACAAAATAAAGAATACTTAGGGCAAATGGAAATGGCACGTCAACAAAAGATTGTCAGAGATGCTATACTAAAAATGCAAGAGCAGGGAGTAAATAATGCTAAAGACAGACTGGCAGGAGAAAAAGCTTTAACAGCGGCTCAATTAGTAGGCAATGGTTTAGATCAGCAATCCGTAATTCTGCAACAACAAAAAGATAATTTACAAGATGACCTTAATGATAAAAAGCTAGCGGAAACTGAAGCTAATACAGCTCTAACAACTGTTGAAGAAAAATTAAAAGGTGTTATGGTAGAAAAAGGACACACTTTAGAGTACTTAGGTCAGTTAAGTACCGAGGAACTAATTGCCAAAGCAAAAGCAGAAAACCTCTCCACTTTAGAACTTGAAAACGCTAAACAAGCTGTAGAAAATGCGGGTACAGATGTAGAGATCCAGACAAATAAAAACAAATTAAAAGCAAAGGCATTAGATTTACAGATTGCTATGCTAATCAACCAACAAGATACTAGTGACGAGCTAAGAATACAAGCAAGACTAATGAGATCAATGGCTGTAAGCGCAAAACAAATAGCGTATGACTTAAAGCTTGGTGGAGGCACAGGAGCAAGTAAATCAGCAGCGAGAAAAGCAAAACTTGCCAATATTACATCAAAAATGAATCAAAATATTAAGCTAGCTGGTGGAACAATTGATGGCAAGGCAGTAACGGGAACATATGCTACTCAAAGAGCAGACTTGGTTGCTGATAAAGATAATTTTGGAACAATGGGGCCAGTAGATGAAGAAGGCTTAATTATTGCTACTAAGAATGACTTCCAAAAGAAGTATAATGAATTATTACAAAAAGAGATTGCTTTAAAACAACAAAATAAATTACTAGCAATTGAAGAAAAAACTTTAACTTCACAAGAGAAGGGCGAGTTTATAATGGCGAACTTAAATGCAACAAAACAGACTGCTGAGTTCCAAAGAGAACAAGTATTTAGTTTAAATCCTGCAACTAAATTATATAACGAAACAGTATTAAAACTTAGACAAGATGGTGTTGCAGAAGCAGAAATAGATCATGATTTAATTAAAGCACAAGCAGTTGCTACTAAGAGTCTTGCAATAGAAACCGAACTAATGAGTGGAATTCAAAATACTCTTTCAAATGGATTCGTTTCTATGTTCCAAGCAATGGTAGATGGTACTAAATCATTTAAAGATTCTATGAAAGATTTAACAAAAACAGTACTAGCAGATTTAGCAGCTATGTTTGCAAAAGCAGCTGCATTAAAGATAATGATGGCTATGTTCCCTGGAATGGGAAACATGCTAGAAGGAATGAAGTCAATTCCAGGCATGGGGGGTAGATATGGAGGAATAATGAGTCCTTCTGGTAAGTCTTTTAAGTATGGAGGTTACGCTACTGGACCAAACTCAGGATACCAAGCTACATTACACGGTAACGAAGCTGTCGTTCCATTAGGAAATGACAGAAGTATTCCTGTAAGAATGGTAGGCAATCAAGGTGGCGGTAACACCGTTAATGTTTCTATTAGTATGAATGGTCAAGGACAGGGAAGTTCACAAACAAGTGGCGACGGAATGCAAGGACTTGGAAGATCAATTGGAAACTTAGTACAGCAACATTTACAACAAGAAATGAGACCTGGTGGACTATTAAACCCACAAGGTACAAAAGGTAGGGCATAATGGCAATAGGATTAGCAACAAATACAGTACAAACAGGGGGAGGCTCAGCAAGTGCAGGTGACCCTATAACAGGTTTTTCAGCTAAAGTAGTTTATGATAAAGGAATTCAAGAAGCACCGGAGCCACGGGTTCTAAAAGCACAATTTGGTGACGGTTATGAATTAAGAGTTAGAGATGGTATAAATAATACTCCTAGACAATGGGGACTAACTTTTAATAATAGAACAAAAGAAGATATAGATAAATTATTTAAATTTATGAATACTCTAGCAAGTGTAGATACTGCAAAACTCACAGTACCTAACTCAGTTGATGGGGAGGAGACTGTAACAGTTGTAATAGAAGGATACGCTAGAATATTATCTTTTGATAATTACTATACATTGAATTGTACTGCAAGGGAGGTTTTTGAGGCATGAGTCAACCAATAGTAGGTGCTTTACCTACAGAACTACAGGGGCAATCCCAATCTAGTAGTTTAGTTACAGTTTTTGAAGTCGAAGTTTCTAATAGTGATATTGGAGGGCCGGGTATTGATAAGTTATATTTTCATGATGGATCAAACGGAACATCAGATATTACTTGGTATAGCTTATTAGATGACAATAATTTTGGATCAACTACATCTGGGCACTATGGACAACAAAGTTATACTGCGTTTCCAGTAGAATCAGAAGGTTGGGAAGTTAGGGGTACAGGAAGTTTACCAAGACCTTCAGTAAGATTTGCAAATATAAATCAATACTGGAGTGCACATTTAAGTAATTATGACGACTTAATTGGAGCAAAAGTAATTCGAAGAAGAACTCTACAAAAACACTTAGGGACTAATCCTCCTGTAGAATTTAACAGAGATGTATTCTATGTAGAGAGAAAGACTACAGAAACTGGTATGATGGTAGAGTTTGAACTAGCAAGTGCATTTGATGTACAAGGAATTCAATTACCAAGAAGATCTATTCATGCTAACCGCTGTCCTTGGAAATATAAAGATAGTGACCAAGGCGGTTGTGATTGGCCTACAGATAGTAGATTCACTATAGATAGTACAGAAACTATTCTATACTTTGATAAAGATGATACTAGAATTACTAGTTATAATATTTGGGCAGGACAAAATGATTTAAATGGTACTGTTTTATATGATGCAACAAGTTACAGCGTAGGAAATTATGTAGAATATTATAGGCCTATAGGAGGCTTAATTGCAGTAAGTGCAGTAACAGGTAGTAGTGGAACTAATGATATGACTTATACTGTAGGATCTGGTCATGGTATAACTGCAGGAGAATTTGTAATTGCAAAAGGCTTTACTGATGATGATGCAAACGCAAAAGCAGTTCCTTTAAAAGTGGAAGCAGTAACAGCTACAAGTATTAAAGTCCATGCTCCTGATGCTACTGTAACAACATCAACTGGGTACTTGCAAGCAACTAGAGAGACTTTATATAAATGTATAACAGCTCATGCCGTTGCTGCAACAGATGACGCAGATGATATAATACGACCAACTAATATTTCTTATTGGGAGTTTGGTGATGTATGTGGTAAAAGATTAAACTCATGTGCAATTCGTTTTGGACATGAGCCAGCAAGTACTTCAGGAGTTGCTAGCGTATTAGTTAATCAAAATGAAACAGGTAGTGGAGCAGCAAGAAGAAAAGTCTCAGGTGGGAATGGGTATAACGCCGCACCTACAGTAAGTTTTAGTGGAGGCGGAGGCTCAGGAGCAGCCGCAACAGCTAGTGTTTCTTCAGGTAGAGTAACAGCTATTGAGGTTACTGCTCCAGGAACAGGATATACAAGTGCACCTAGTGTTACTTTAACACCAACAAACGGAGGAACTGGAGCAACAGCTACAGCTTATCTCAATACTATGGGGACGCGTAATGTAGCCCTACCATTTGGAGGGTTCCCAGGAGCCTCAATAGGATAATGATAGAACCAGTACTAGAAGATATAAAACAATATGTTTATGAGAATAAACACATAGAAGCATGTGGTTTATTAGGATTACAGAGGGGTAGAGTGCATTGGCACCCTTGCGAAAATAGAGCAGAAAACCCAAAGAATGATTTTATTATAGACCCATTAGATTATAAAGCAGTTGCAGATAAAGGAGATGTAATAGGTGTAGTACATAGTCACCCAGGCTGTGCACCAATACCAAGTGAGTTAGACCGAGCTGCCTGCGATAAATTAGGAATTCCGTGGTATATTTTTGGAGAAAATGATGAATGGACAAAATTGGAACCGAAAGAAAATACTTATGAGTTACTGGGAAGACCTTTCGTTTATGGTATCTATGATTGTTTTACTGTCGTGCAAGACTATTTCGAGACACAAGATATAATTGTTAACCCACGAGACTATGAGTGGGAATTTTGGAAAAAGGGAAAAAATCTATACTTAGACAACTTTAAAGAAGAAGGTTTTATTGAAGTAACAGATAATAGCCTACAGGTAAGTGACGTGATTTTTATGGCACTAAATAGTGAGATTACTAATCATGCAGGCGTATACGTAGGTAGAGGAAGAATGCTCCATCATGCACCAAGCAGACTATCCTGTAGGGATAACTATTCAGGAATATGGAAACAAATTACTAGAATGATAGTGAGACACGAGAGTTTAATATGAGAAAAGTTTATTTAGAAGGACAATTAGGAGAGAAGTTTGGGTCAGAATGGAACCTAGCAGTAAACTCGCCCGCAGAAGCTCTTTCAGCTATTATGGCACAGCGTCCTGGTATGCGACAATATTTAGCTTCAGCAGAAGGAATACAAGGGTATGAAATTTTAGTAGATAATGAATCTATTGAAATTGAAGAAGAATTAGTAATACAAAATCCAAATATGCAACAGTCTTATACTTTTGTACCAGTAATTGGTGGTTCAAAAAGTTCAGGACTAATGATGGTATTAGGAGTAGCTCTATTAGCCGCAACAGGTGGTTTAGCAGGGTTTGGTATTAACAGTTTATTTGGTTTTCAGTTTGGTGGTGTTGCAGGTGCAACCGCGGTTGGATCTGCTTCAGGATTGACAGGAACAGCACTTGCAACTGCACAAGCAGCCGGACATGTAAGTGCAGCAGGTACAGTTACTTTAGCAGGTGCTTCAGCAACTACAGGTTCGGCGGCCGCTTTAGGGCTAGGTTCAAAAGCATCAATACTGATGACACAAGGACTTGGATATCTTGGTACAGCAATGATGTTAGGGGGAGCGGCAATGATGCTTGCCCCAGATGTACCAGACGGAACTTCAGCAGAAAAAGCAGAAAACTACTTATTTAGTGGCCCGGTAAATACAGTTAAAGAAGGTGGTGCAGTCCCATTAGTATATGGAAGAGCAATTGTTGGGTCTAAAACTGTCTCAGCATCACTATTTACTAATACTTCGAAACAAAAAATGACAGCAGGAAGAAAAATGGTAGGAATATCAGACTTTAGAACAGACGGTAGTACATCTGGACTAAATGATATTACAACAACTAATCCACATGCATGGAATATTCATGGTGGAGGTCCGGGGCCAAGATAATGAAAAAGAAACAGCACTTAATATCTATACGAGGCTCTAAAGGAAAAGGAGGAGGCGGAAGTACCTTTGAAGCAGACGATAATATGTTTGCAAGGCAAAGTGCCGCGTTCATAGATGCCATTGCAGAAGGGCCAATTAAAGGATTAGTCTATGGAGATGCTTCAATTCTCATAGACGAAGTACGTCTTAGAAATGTAAATCAAAGTACAGGTAAAATAGACTCAAAAGCTAACTTTAATAACTTTACTGTAATTACAAAAAATGGAGATGCAACTCAAGTAGTTGATGCAGATTTCTTTGCAGAATATCCTAGCGCATCTGCAATGACAAACTTGTCTAGTGCAGAGTTATTAGAAGGAGAGCCTCAATACTTTACTGTCTCAAGTGGAGCATTTGAAAAAAGAGAAGCTGATTATATAAAAATTACTATATCTACTACAGGTATGTCTGCTATTACTAAGAAAGGAGATAATCAAGGAGATATAAATGAAACTTCAGTTTATTTTACTATTGATTTTCAATGGGTAGATAATA